GACAAATCCATTTCTGCGCAGCGGCGCCTACAATACCGCTTTGCTTCAACCTCTGTGTAGTAGAGGGGTCCACCAAGGACATTACAAGGTCGAAAGTACTGGGAGTCGAACCCAGCCACAAATATTAAAAGACCTTTTCATGACGTGTCCGTCAGCCCGGCTATCGACGGCCGGCGTTCAAAACACCACGGTAGAATCGTCACTTTTTCTTGGTGAGAACCAATACTCCAGTTCATCTTTCTCGTAGTTGTTTCCACAATTAAGTGAGGAACGGTTGAGTTACGCGCTGACTTCCAGGCCCGTATGGCATCCAACATGCCACCGATACGGGAGTCGTCATGGACAAGTAAATCGGGTGGAGACTGGCTCTCGCACTCGATAACTCTGAGTTCCTCTTTTCTTTTCCACTTCCAGGCCGAGGCGAGGCAACTCAAAACGAGCTCTCGGGCTGGTGCGCGGTTCGGGGGTTCAAAAACCTTTCGCAATGGAAGTACGTTCTCCACTATCTCGATGGGGGGCTGGTCTTCCCTCTCGAGCTTCGCTTTAAACAATCCCAAAGTTCGGGCCCTTTCGACAGCCCCCCTCACCGCGTTACACTCTTCGGTGATGCTGAGATCGTAGCCCTCGGGCTTCTCAACCATATCAAGAGTGCCTTTGTCCACAGGTCTCGTCGTGGATGGGACGGCTTTCAGAGCCCTTCTAACCCTCGGAGAACCAAGGAGGGCAAGTCTGTAGCCTCGCGGGATCGGACTAGGGAATTTCTCACGCTGACGCGCTAGTAAGCAAGCGTTTAAGCTCACAAACCTCCTGAACTCAGAGACACTCTGAGCAGCCTCGAACGCCACGCCCACAACATCTTCCGATTTCTCGGAAATGTAGAGTGCGGACAGGTTTGTTTTTTTTCTTTCTACGCCCTTCACAAACAGGGTGGAATTGATTTCTCCCTGTTCATTATCAATTAAAGTTTTTCCCTGGTTGACCTTCATACCGGCAGCAGCACTCCATCTGCGATGGGCCGCGTCATAAAGGCTGGAGTCTTCCAGGGGCGAGCGTATTAAGAGATCATCGCCGTTGATGAGACAGCGGTGGGACACCCATTCCTTGAATGTCACTTTCTTTGCCTCTAATAGATCAGTCATGGACAGATCAACGATAGATTTATTAATTAAGCATAAAAGGGGGAAGCTCATCAAACTTCCCATGGGTTGACCCCGCCTTGCTGAATGCCTACTACCTTTGAACTGCAGTTGACCAACGACACGCAAGCTGGCTACTTGCTCGTCGTTCAACTCACCACAACTTTTTTCTATTAGTATCTCTATGGCAGCGCGGACGTAGTCCGCCTTAATGTTGTCAGTCGCCGATTCATAATCGTACGACATTAGTGGCCCCTTGCCATGGAGATTTTGGACTTTTTCGTCAGTTGGGGGACCAACTAAAAGCCATCCCTTCCTTCTGATAGCCTGGTATAGCGACCTATGAAGCGAGGACAAGACCTGCGAATTGTAACCACTGTAGGTGGTCACTATCCGTGGTTTCCCGTTTGAAAGTATGGGCGCAACCCCACACTTCGGACTAAATTCCTCCTCGTTCCAATTACCACCGTCGGCACGACTGTGGTAAAGGCTGCAGTGCCCATTAGGGATGTAAGGACACTCAGTTCTGTTCCAACCCTCAGGTACGTTCATCCTGAAGGCGAGCTTGAACCGATCGAGATCCTGTTCATTGACCTCGACTGGCGTAAACAGTCTTTTTTTATATTCACTAACGGTCTTGCGAAGAATGACTTTGCAAGAATAACAGCACGACCTCACGATTTTCGAGGCTGTCTTTACCGTTAGCTCCTGGAGCAAGGTAAGCTCCGCGGGCAATTGACTACGGATGACCTGCCTGAAAGTTAGGCAAGACAAATCACCCGGGGGTATCGCACCGGAAGAACGAATCCGGTGAAACTTTCGGAGGTGTCTCAGGACCCCCTTTGCCTTCCCCAATAAGTAACCCTGAGCCCGGCACTTGGCTGGGGTTACTGGACAACCACAGTGGGTAAAAACACACCCACAGTCATCATCCTTTTGTTCTTTCTCCTGTTTTATACTCTCGGAGACGTCTTCGCGAACATGAGAGTCCGGAATTTTTATGGGTTTCCGGCGAATTTCGTGTGAATCCGAAGTATCACGCTCATTCGTTTTGTCAGGCAATTTTTGGGATTTGCCAACCCGCGCACAAAGTCGACGCTTTTGAATCACTGCTCGTTGACGTCGGGACAACGAGGTCTGAACGGAACCGAAGAAGGAAACACCTTCAGGGGCCAACGACCCAGGAAGATTAGACCACTGGCTGCAGCCAGCATTCGGCCCATCCCCCGCTTTCGCGTTAGCAGGGACGGGTTTGGCCTTCATCCGACGGGCTCGACGATCAGAAAAGTCACTACTACAAGACAGTTGTGGCATACTGGAATTCATAGTGTTCGTGTTTTCATTCTTTAAGGTGGGCAGTTGTATCACGGATACTGATGCCCAGCAACTTCCGGTGCCTTTTTAACTGCGATATCCTTGGATAACGCACCCACTTTGGTGTGGGGACCGACCCTTTCGGTTAGGTCTCCCGGTTACGATCCGGTGACGGGATGCTATTTCCGTTATTGTGTGTAATAGCCAAATCCACAGGGCCCCGCCTAAGTTGTTTACCATCCAACTTAACAGTCACTCTCTCAGACCGAGATCCAGGTCTATAAACACGGAGCGTTAGCAACGTGAATATGTCTCTAGAAGACAGACTTCAAAAGCGG